CGGCAAGGCGCGGATAAAGTCGGGTCTTCATCTACGGTAGGGACCTTGGCGTCGAAAGCGGCTGGCGAAAGCATGGTTGTTTCTCCGTTGATCTGTAGGAGGTAGCAAGATAGCTGAGCTATCAGGCCGGCGCAAGCGGAGGATATATGCGCGCCGTAGGGTGATAGGCGGCCTATTCGTTCCCATAAACGTGTTTTCTGAACCTGATAGCTGAGGAATAGTTAGGTTTTCGGGCGGCGTAGTAAACGGAGCGACGGACTTTACTAGGCTGCAGCCCGCGTGGCTGCTGGGCCGTAGTAAAATAGCAAGAAAAGCAAAGCGTTTTCGGGTGACCTTTATACAGCGGGGGCGGAATAGCTGAGCTATTAGGCTAGTGCGGGACTAAGGGCTGCGGGCCGCCAGCTAGCTGGCCTATTCCAGCTCGCGCGTGAAGGTCTTATTAAATTATTCTTTGCTTTTCTTACTTTTCTTACTACGACCCAGCAGCCACGCGGCCTAGCGGGTAGCAAAGTCTTCTGGAAACTTTACTACGCCCCCCCATTTCTTACTACAATTAGATACTTTGTACAGAAATAGCTCAGCTATCGGCCCAATAAGCGCCAGCTTGGCGTAATAGCTCAGCTATCTACTCCCTAAACTAGGGAATAGCTGAGCTATTTAGTCCCTAGCAGACGAAAAAGCCCGCTAACCTAAGCTAGCGGGCTCGGATAGCTGAGCTATCTGGTATTAAGCGGCTTGCAGCTCCTCCTCGCCTGCAAGCGCCTGGGCCAGGTCACCGGCCAGATCGACTAGCTCGGCTATCAGCTCCAGTGCTACGTCGTTATCCGAAGCTTGGCCGCGAAGCGCTTCCAGCGCGGCACTCAGCAGCGCAAGCGGTTGGACGTCTTTAGCGTCGACCTTCGCCTCTGGCGTGGCCTTCGGCTGGCGTGGCGAAGACTTGCGCCCGCTAGGGTTCGCTTTGCGGCACGCAGCAGCCGCTTGTTGGATGTTGCCTGGCAGCGAGTCCGGCAGCTTCTCCGCCTTCAGCACGGCGAGCCCATCACCCACGCGGTTCATCACAGACTTCGACTTACACGCCTCCTCAAACGTAACGCCATAGGTGGACGCGTATGCCTGGCCGAAGGCGTGCTGCAGCTTCTCCTTCGCCGTGTCTAGCTCGATCTTTCCGCGCGCTTCGAGCATGAGGTCCAGCATGGCTTTGCCAGCGGAAACGAAGCCCATAGCAGCGGCGTCCACACGGGTTGCCCAGGCGGCGACGTTGAATTGAGCGAGGGCCTTGTTGGCGGCGCGGGTGGCTTGCTTAGTCATGTTTGTCTCTCCTGAAAAGTTTCGGTTTGCCGAAGTGGCGATGCCATTGTGCACGAACCGGCCAGGGCTTGCAGGGCGCACTCCCTACTCTAGGGAACCGAAGAAGAGAAAGAATTCTTTTTCTCCGGGACGTCGGGGCCATGGGGGGACGGGGCGCGGGCGGGTAGCCTATTACCCACGCCCCGTACCTGCTACACCCTAATTTACCGAGATACAAAGTATACAAACCCACAAAATTTTTGGCGCCAAAATTTCTCGGCCTGGACAAATCCCCAACCCGCGTGCTAAGTCCAGCAGCACAAGCTATCCTGAACCCTCCGCTGCGCAGCGGGTCCATAGCAACGCCACACTCCCCGGGAGAAACATCATGGCTACCGACAAAGACGAGAAGAACACGCAGACTACCGAGAAGGAGACTGCGACCCAGGCGAAGACCGAACCAGCTTCGGCGCCGAAGCCTGCCGACCAACAGCCGGGCGAAGCGCCTGAAACCCCCGCTACTCCGGCGCCGAAGCCTGCCGACCAAGCGGCAAATAAAACCGCAACCAAGCCTCGCGGCCGTAAGGCGAAAGCCAATACCGCGACCAAGCAGGAAGAAGACTCGGAGGCGAAGCAGGCGATCGCCCCGGCCATCGAAGGTGTGGAAGAAAACCCCGAGGTCAAGGCGCGGGTTCGCCAAACCCTGGCTCACGCTGGCGACACGCCGACCCCGACGATGGTCAACGGTAAATCGGTCGCCGGTAAGGTCTACGACGAGAAGGCCGACAAGTGGGTCGACGACCCGGACGCTGCCGCGCCGGCGGTTCGTGCGGCGGACATCTTCGACCGGATTGGCGAGGCGTTCCCCCACGAGACCCAGCGCCTGGTGATCGAGGAGATCGCGCGTTTCGCCGGAATGGGCGAAGACGAGACCGACCTGCCGGAGGGCATGCCGGCCCTCAAGTCCACCGCCTCGTTGCGCACCGATGTCTCCGGGCATGGACGCTTCACCGGTGGCGGCCCCGGCGTCAAGCCTGTACCGGTTGGAACCGACGGGAAAGCCCAGGTCGAGTAACGCTGGACACAAGGGCAAGGATGCCCTACCCTGCTGGTCATTCAGGCGCAACGCCTCGTCGGCCAGGAGAAGACGCAATGCCCATCCGCTTCCGCACTCAAGACACCCGCGCCAGCACCCGACGCAAGCTGAACGAATTGTTCGAGCTGGACGGCGAGGAGCGGTTCTTCGCACCGACGCCGACCCTCGACTCCTGGTTCATCAAGCTCAACGGGATCGTTCGCCAAATGCTGGCGGACGGCTACGAGTTTGACGAAGAGCCGCCGGTGTTCGGCACGAGCGATACCCGGCAGATGACCTGCCGCAAGCTCAACCGCGTAGCCGCGGCGTTCGAGGCAGGGCCGGTCGAGCCTACCGAGGAAGCGCCGGCGAACACAGTTGCCCCGGCGATCACCGGCGATGCGACAGTGGGCGAGGTCCTGACCCGCACCCTGGGAACTTGGACCGGAACTCCATCGCCGACGTACGCAACTGCATGGAAGCGTGATGGCGAGGCTATCGCCGGCGCCACGGCCGAGACCTACACCCTGGTGGAAGACGACCTCGGCGCTGAGATCACCGTGACCGTAACGGCTACGAACAGCGCCGGTAACGCCTCGGCTACCTCTGCGCCGGTAGGCCCGGTCGGACCAGGAGCGTAACCCATGCTGGGCGATATCACGCCCGTAGGGATCAAGCTCACTACCCTCGGCGCGGTGTACACGGGGCACGACAACGTCTTCGGCCTGCACCTGCAGAAGCTGGTAGGTCGTCGCTACGTGACCCTGGACGTCCGTAACCTACAACGTGTTGTGCTTATCGTTCCTCGGGCGACTGAGCAACCGGCGGTGTTCGACTCAGACCTGCTGGACTCGGTGTTCGACTGGGAGCGGGAAGCTGGCACGATATTTGTAGACCTCAGCACGTTCGACCTCGTGCCGGGGTCGTACAGTGCCCAGCTCGTAGCATACGACGCAGAGCATCCGCGTGGTCAGGTACTGTGTGACGGGTACGTGAACCCGTTCGAGTTCATGACTCGGTACATCGACCCGCAGGGTGCGGTGCCCCCACCGGTACAGATTCCGCTTACCGACGCGCCGCTCGACGGAAAAACGTACGCGCGGCGTGACGGAGCCTGGGTGGAGGTGTCGATCGACGGGCTAGACGAGCTGATCGCCGCCGTCGCCGCGCTGCAAGAAAACAACGCAATCCTCAACGACCAGGTGCTGGACCTGCAGGAGCGTGTCACTGCGCTCGAGCAGGGGCAGCCTGTCGTGCCTCCGAATGCGCTGTCGGACGCAAGCGGGCAGATACTGGTCGACTCGTCGGGCGAGACCCTGTTGCTGGGCGACGTGCTAACCTCAAACGTATTGGTGGACGCGGCGTCCACACCGCTGGTCGACAGCGAGACCAACGAACTCACAGCGGGAGAATAGACATGGCTGTACAACACACCGCCCAAGGCAACGGGGCGCCGGCTTCGACGCCGCCGAGCCGCAACGCTCACTACCTGGACGAGGCTACTGGCGACGCCTACATCGCCGTTGGCACCAGCGGACCCGAAGATTGGAAGAAGATGCTGGGCGCCGAAGAGGCGGACGCGAAGTATCAACAGCAGGGGGATTACGTTTCCCCGGGAGCACTCAACACGGCGCTGGAGGAGAAGGTTGATACCGTGCCCGGCAAAGGCCTGTCGACCGAGGATTACACCACAGCGGAGAAGCAGAAGCTGGCAGGCCTGGAAGGGTCGCACTTCCGCGGTACGTTCCTCTCGCTCTCCGCGCTGCAGGCCGGAGCTACCGGGCCGGTGCCTGGTGACTACGCCGATGTCGATGCCGGCGTAGGCGAAAGCGTTGCCCGGTACGTCTGGGACGACAGCGACAGCGAGTGGGTCGCTCAGGGAGGTTCGGCCGACCCGCTGACAGCAGCACAGGTCAAGACCCTGTACGAGTCGAACCCGGACACGAACGCGTTCACCGACGCCGAGAAGCAGAAGCTCAGCGATCTCCCACCTGGCGGAGGCGGTAGCGACGACACGATCATAGAGGACTTCCGAAGCGCTTCGTTCGAAGCGCTGTTCTCACGCCCCGCGACCCCGCCAGCTCGACTCGGGCAGAAGTGCATACAGCTGGATAACAACGGTACTACCTGCGAATGGGTGGCGTTCCTGGACTACGACGACACAACCCTCTCGTGGGCGAGAATGGTTCTGCCGATTCGCCCATGGGGCAATGGTACACCTCTGGTGTATACAGTCATCCTTACGGCCGATATGCGTGCGTACGCGCTACACGCAGATGAGTCCACGGAGGAGGGGAAACAGACTACGATAAGGTTGCCTGCGCTAGTCCCCGACACGGGAGGGGTGTGGGGGGATGAGGTACTACCCCACGATGGAATGCCTATATCGCTTTTCAACGGTAGCGAATACCCTTGGGTCGTTATACTCGACCCGTCGCTGTCCTGGCAGTCTGGCTACACCCCGCAGGTGCAGGCGTATGGGTTCGATAAGCTAGACGCTACCTTGGCCCAGCAAGGGCCGAACGACAGCGAAGTGGCGATCACCATTCCGCCCAGAACTTCTCTGTGGATCGACCTAAGCGTCTGGCGAGACGGAACGGACTTCGGGTACTACCTGAGCGCGAACCGGTTCTTCTTGCCGTACACCTGGTAATCTTGCTTTACACCTCACGAGAAGCTACCCTCCGCGACAAAGGAGGGTAGCTTTATGCCCATGGATTTAACTCTGGTATCACCCACCGGCCCAGAGCTTCGCCCCGAGTGGTCGATGCACTTGGTGATGGACGTGGCCCTCGGCACGAGCACCGAGTCGATCCTCGACGCGCACAACCTACAGCACCACCAGTTCGAAGCGATCTGCAAGAACTCGCAGTTCGCGCTGCAGGTTCAGTCCCTACGCAAAGAGCTGGAGAAGGAAGGCGCAACCTTCCGCCTCAAGGCCCAGCTGCAGGCCGACTTCTACCTGACCAAAGTTCACGAGATGATCATGTCTCCCGACACGGATGAGAAGGTCGTGACCAGGCTCATCGAGGACACTGTACGTTGGGGAGGCCTGGACCAGCCGGCGCAGTTGAACCAGGGGAACATCGCCGGGTTCAGCATCAGCATCAACTTCGGCCAGAACGACAAACGCGGCATCACAATCAATGGGGATGACGATTGAGCATCGACTACACGCCGGAGCCAATAGCCGAACAGTTCATCCTGGACGATAGGTTCTTCTCGTTCATCGTAGGGCCGGTTGGCTCCGCGAAGACCACGGCCATCCTGTTCAAGATCGTCCACCGCGCACAGCTGCAGAGACCATCGCCGGTGGACGGAGTACGCCGAACCCGCTGGGTGATCGTCCGCAACACCCTGCCGCAGCTGATGGACACCACGCTGAAGTCGTGGTTCACCTGGTTCCCCGACGGGGTGGCGGGCAAGTACGTCTCCCACAACAAGACGTTCTGGCTGCGGTTCGGGGACGTCGAAGCTGAGATCATGTTCCGTCCGCTCGACACCCCCGAGGACGTCCGGCGAGTACTGTCGCTGGAAGTGACTGGGGCGGTTCTCGATGAGTTCGTCGAGATACCACAAGCGATTGTGGAAGCGCTGTCCGGTCGGTGCGGGCGTTACCCGTCAGCGAAGGATGGCGGCGCATCCTGGTGGGGAATGTGGGGCGCGACGAACCCCGGCAACGAAGACAGCTGGTGGCACTCGTGGTTGTACGAGCCGTGGGAGAATGACTTCGACGGGGTCGCGAAGGAGAAGAAGCTGGGGTACTACCAGCAGCCGAGCGGCTTCAGCCCACACGCCGAGAACGTCGGCAACCTCCCCGGCGGCCACGGGTACTATCAGGAGCTGGCCGACGGCAAGTCCGAGGAGTGGATCAAGCAGTTCATCGAGGTGCAGTGGGGGTACAGTCTCAAGGGCAAGCCGGTATACCGGGCGTTCAACCCCGAGATACACGTGGCCAAGCGACCGATCATGTACAACCCCCACTTGCCCCTGGTCATGGGGTTCGACGCCGGACTGACACCGGCCGCCTTGTTTGGGCAGCAGGACCCGAACGGAAGGCTGCTGGTGCTGGGAGAGCTGACAAGCGAGAACATGGGCGCCCGCCGGTTCGCGAGGGAGAAGGTTATCCCTATGCTGAACATGCGATTCCCTCGCTCGAGCCTGCTGATTGCTGCGGACCCCGCCACAACTCAGCGAGCTCAGACAGACGAGGTGTCGGTCCGGCAGATACTCGAGGCAGAGCTGGGCGTGCGCGTGCGCCCGGCGAGCAGCAACGCCCTGGCGGCTCGGCTTGACGCGGTGAACGATTACCTGTGCCGGCTGACCGACGTAGGTCCTGCCATGCTGATCGACCCCAGCTGCACTCAGTTGATCCGCGGGTTCAAGTCTGGGTATCGGTACGCGGTGAGTAACAAGGGGCAGACGGCAGACGCCCCCGAGAAGAACCAGTTCAGCCACGTACACGACGCCTGCCAGTACCTGTGCATGGAGTTCCGCAGCGGGCAGGCGCGCGACGCTAGACGACGCAAGGCCTCGGCTGTAGGCTTTGGTATGCTTCAGGGCAATTCCTATATTTGGTGAGACCATGGCCGACAACGAGTACGAGCAGCCCGAGACGGTAGAGGCAGTCCCAGACGCGAGCGAGGGGTTGGTCAAGCTGGGTTCGATCCTGATGGGCCGGTTCAGCGTGTACAAGAAGGACCGAGCGCCGGCCGAAGAGCAGTGGCTGAAGAACCTCCGCCAGTACTTGGGACAGTACGACCCTGACTACGAATCTTCTTTGGCGCCAGAGACGAGCCGAGCGTACCCGAAGCGCACCCGCGTGAAGTGTGTCAGCATGGTTTCTCGCCTGATGTCGTTGTTGTTCCCTGCTGGGGAGCGCAACTGGTCGTTGACTGCGTCTGCTGTCCCCAGCGTGCCCGCCGAGACGCTGATCGAAGCCCTCAATGAGTGGCGTCGGCAGAACCCTGAGGTAGCGCCGACCCAGAGTATCCTCGACCAGCTCGTACTCGACGTGGCTAAGGCCTCCGCCGAGGCACAGCAGAAGGCTATCGAGGACCAGCTGAAGGACGTCAACCCGTACGACAGCTGCGACTACGAGACCCTAGTCCGCCGCGTCGTGCACTCGGCGGTGCTGTATGGGCCGGGCGTCGTCAAAGGCCCGATGGTAATCTCTGACCGGATGTCCCGCTTCAAGCTGGACGAGCAGGGCGTGGTGCAGGTAGTCGAGGTCGACGCGTTGCGACCGTACTTCGAATTCGTCCCGTGCTGGAACTACTACCCTGACATGAGCGCCAGCTCGTTCGAGCAGATGGAGGGCGAGTTCCAGCGGCACGTGTACTCCCGAGCCCAGCTGTTGCAGCTGGCTGAGCGGGAGGACTTCGATGGGGACCTGATCCGGGTGCTGGTCGACAACAACCCGGAAGGGAACTACGAGCGGTACAACTACGAGAACCTGCTGCAGACCCTGGGCGGCCAGGCGGCTACTGCCGTGAAGGAGACCAGCAAATTCGAGCTGATCGAGTACTGGGGTTCGGCGCCAGCCAAGCTCCTCCGAAAAGCGGGGCTCGACATAGCGGAGGATGTTCGCGGCGAGGTGCGCTACAACGCTTGGTTGTTGTGTGGTCGGATCGTCAAGCTGGGAGAGAACCCATTCCCGTTCGGCACGAAGGTCTACCACCAGTTCGTGTTCGAGGAAGATGAAGTCAACCTCATGGGCTCCGGCCTTCCACCGATCATGCGCGACAGCCAGCTGGCGGTGTCGTCGTTCGCCCGAATGCTGGTCGACAACGCGTCCACCGTGTGCGGCCCGAACGTCGAGGTGGACCTCGACCTGCTCTCCCCCAGCCAGACCAATCACCAGATCAAGCCGTTCAAGGTGTGGCTGCGCGAGGGCGGGCAAACGAACCAGCGTGCCGTGTCGTCGATCAGTTTCAACTCCCACATTCCCGAGCTGCTGTCGGCTATCCAGCGGTTCGATCAGTTCGCAGATAGTGAGACGTTCGTGAGCCCCGTCACCGGCGGAGACGTCGAGGGCGTGCCGGGCGAGGCATTGCGCACCACCGGCGGCGCGTCGATGATCTACGGCAACGCGGCGCTGCCCTTCAAGGACATCGTTCGCAACTTCGACCGGTTCACTGTCAGCGTGATCAACGCGCTGGTCCATTGGAACCGTGAGTTCCACGTCGACAGCGACAAGATGCAAGGCGATGTGAGGCCGGTGGCACGTGGCGCGACTACGCTGATGGCCAAGGAAGTTCGGGCGTTCGCCCTAGATCAGTTGGCGACTACGATTCGCGAAGACGAGCGCATCTATCTTCGCCCGCAGAACCTTCTCCGTGAACGCCTCAAGGTCCGCGACCTACCTCTGGACGAGCTGTTGGCCTCCGAGGAAGAAGTCGTGGCTCAGCAGCAGGCTCAGCAGCAGGCTCAGCAGCAGGCTCAGGAGCAGCAGGCTCAGATGATCGCCGCGCAGCTGAAGGAGATGAACGCCGACACCATGAAGGCGCTGAGTCAGGCCCAGAAGAACCTGGACAACGGCGACGTGGCCGTGATGAAAACCCTACTGGAGGCGCTGCAAAATGGAACCAGCCCAGAACAACTCCTCGCCATCGCGCAGCGAACTGCAGAAGGCCGCCAAGGCGCAGGCGGGCAGCCCCCTGCACCTCAGCTTGCTCAAGTACCTGGGTGAAGAACAGGCTAAGGTGGTAACAGACTTGGTACGCTCGAGCGACCCGGTGGAGCTATACCGAGCGCAGGGCGAGTATGCTCGACTGACCAAGCTGATAGGATTGGTTAAGGCCCAGCGATAGGGCCAAAACTTGACAGAGACTCAAACGCGGAGTAGATAGCGGCTATGGACCAGAACGACGAAACAACCAACGAACAAGGCCTCGACACCGGCGTAGACGATTTCGACGCTGCGTTCGACATCGCCGCCGGCGAAGAACCGGCTGCTCCTGTTACCACGCAGCAGCCGGCAGACGACGGTCAGAAGAGCGCCGGTGGCGACGCGGCCGAGCCCGACGATAAGGCGGGAGCTGGCGAAGGTGAGCAGAAGCCAGACGAAGGACAGCAGCCGGACCCTGCTGAGGAGCCCGGCGAAGAGGGCGGGAACGCCCCTACTGCAGACGCCACGAGCGAAGAGCAGAAGAAGGACAAGTCGACAGCGACCGACCCTTCTCAGCCAGCGGCTCCGTCCCAGCTCGACCCCAAGTTCCTGGCTCAGGCCATTGCTGAGGCCCAGGCTCAGACGGAAGCGCGGAAGGCGGAAGAGCAAGCGCCTGCGGAGCAGCCCAAACCACTTACCGCCGACTCGCTGATGAGCGAGGAAGACAGGGCGTTGGTGGGCAAGTTCAAGACCGAGTGGCCCGAGGAACACGCCGCCGTGCAGCGCATGATGGACGCCAACATCAAAGCGGCTGTGGGAAACGCGCTGACGTTGTATACTCAGCAGATCAATCAAGTTCTGGCGCCAGTGCTTGCCTCTGTGCAGGCGGTGGAGGTGAACAGCCACGAGAGCACTATCCTGGCCGCGCATCCTGATGCTAAGGAAATCGTACCTGGTGTGCTGGAGTGGATCGAGACGCAGCCGACTGTGATGCGCGCGCCGCTGGCGAAGGCGATTGAGTCCGGTACGGCTCAGGAAATCGTGGAGGTCCTGAACCTCTACAAGGTAGCGAAAGGTCAGACGGGTGCAGCGCCAGCCACACCAGCCTCGTCAGCCGCGCAAGAACCGCAGAAGCCGGCGAAGGTCCCAGACCGTAAGGCGGTGACTGCACTGGCAGCAGTACCGGCAGCACAGCGGCCGCGGCAGCAAGGCGCCGACAAGAACGACTTCGACGCCGCTTTCGCAGAAGCTACAGAGCTGGCCATTTCTTGACCGACTGAACGATAAGGAGCGCCATTATGGCCTACACCGGAACTACCTACGGCGACATCACGCCTCGCCAGGCCGCCTACTCTGTGGCTGGCTTCCTGGCCCGCGCCATCCCGAACATGACCATCGAGCGTTTTGGTCAGTCCTTCGTGGTGCCGACCAACAATACCCAGACCGCCAAGTTCCGTCGCTACTTCCTGGACGGCGGCACCGGCTCCTACTCTGGCGAGTCGGGCGACTACAGCATGCCGATGGCGCTGACTCCGCTGACCGAGGGTGTGACGCCCGTTGGCAAGAAGCTGGCGAGTAAGGACTACACCGTCCAGATGCAGCAGTACGGCGATTTCGTCGGTTTCACCGACGTCATCCAGGACACCCACGAAGATTATCCGGCGATGCTCAAGGAGCTGATGAACATCCTGGGTGACGAAGCGGCGCTGACCGTCGAGACCCTGCGTTTCAACGTGCTCAAGTCGGGCACCAACGTGTTCTACGCGAACGGCGCCAGCCGGGCTGCGGTGAACACTCCGGTGACTCTGGAACTGCAGCGTCGCATCACCCGTTCGCTGAAGCGCCAGAACGCGCCGATGATCACTTCGGCGCTGAAGTCGAGTCCTGCGTACAACACGCAGCCGATCGAAGCGTCGTTCATCGCGCTGGTCCACCCCGACGTCGAGAATGACATTCGCGACATGGACGGATTCATCTCCACCAAGCACTACGCGTCGGTGACCCCGTTCCCCGGCGAGCTGGGCTCGGTAGAAGATGTGCGCTACATCCGCTCCACTGTCTTCGAGTCGTGGCCTGACGCTGGTGGCGCCGCCGGTGATATGATCAGCACCACCGGCACCAGCGCCGACGTGTATCCGATCATCTACCTGGCCCGCGACGCGTTCGGTTCGGTGGTTCTGCGCGGCAAGAGCGTGGCGACCATCATGGTGGTGCAGCCCAAGCCTTCCTCCGACGATCCGCTGGCTCAGCGGGGCACCGCAGGTTGGAAACTCTGGAACGCCACTGTGATCTTGCAGGACGCGTTCCTGGTCCGCGCCGAAGTCGCCGCCTCGAATTGACACGCGAGCAGCGTTGACTGATAGTAAACCCCGTCTAGTGCGGGGTTTACTTTATGGACGATATACCAGCGAGCGTACATATGGACTACATGCGAATCAGTGTGGCTGACAACGGGTTGATCCTGAGCTACGACGACCCCCAGATCAAAGCACAAAACCGCAAGTCGGACTCGTCCTGGCAAGACCCCGAGAGACAGCGCGTTTACGCTACACCAGAAGCGTTGCTCGCCGACCTGACTGAACTCCTCCCTCAGTTGAGGAAGAAGTCTGATGATGGCGATGACTTCGACGAAGCCCTGACAGAAGCATTCACCAAAGGTACTGACTGATGGAAAACCTCGGAACACAAGTGCCCGGCGCCAGCGCCGAGGCCGCGATCAAGGCACCCGACGTCAAGAAGGAAGCCAA